GGCGGTTCTATCACAGGACGAGGGGCGGACTTACTTATTATCGATGACCCACATACTGAACAAGACGCTTTGTCTGAATCAGCCATGGAGCGTGCATATGATTGGTACACATCTGGACCAAGACAGCGTTTACAACCTGGTGGCTCGATAGTCGTGGTTATGACGAGATGGGCAGAGGACGACCTGACAGGAAGATTAATCAAGGCTCAAAAAGAACCTAAAGCTGATAAGTGGAACGTAATATCATTTCCTGCGATCCTCGACTCAGGGAACCCAGTATGGCCTGAGTATTGGGAACTAGAAGAATTAGAAAAAGTAAAAGCATCATTACCAATCAGGAACTGGTCTGCTCAATACATGCAGAACCCTACATCAGAAGAAGGAGCTATTCTTAAAAGAGAATGGTGGCGACCATGGGAACATCAAAAAATTCCAAAACTACAACATGTCATACAATCTTATGACACTGCATTTAGTGCAAAAGAAACTGCAGACTATTCAGCTATCACCACATGGGGTGTTTTCTTTCCAGAAGAAGATGGTAAACCTGCAATGATTTTACTAGATGCTCTAAAAGGTAAATTTGATTTTCCTGAACTTAAAGCAGTTGCAATGGATCAATTTAAATATTGGGAACCTGAAAGTGTAATTATCGAAGCTAAAGCTACAGGGGAACCATTAATGCAAGAGTTTAGAAGAATGGGTATACCTGTCATTCCATTCGTGCCATCAAGAGGAAAAGATAAACATTCTAGGGTAAATGCTTGTGCTCCTGTTTTTGAAGGGGGTCAGATTTTTTTTCCTCCAGATGAAAAATTTGCTGAAGAAGTAATTGAAGAATGTGCTGCATTTCCTCACGGAGCAAACGATGACTATGTCGACAGTACTACACAGGCCGTGTTAAGATATCGTCAGGGTAACTTCATAGAAATGAGAGATGACTATGAAGAAGAATTATACAAAGTTCCGAAGGAGTATAAGTATTATTAATGGCTGGATTGAAAGAATTAATTGATATGGAATCGATCGAGGATCAACCAACCTCGTCAGTTCCAAAAAACAAATCAGATTATACAGAACCTTATGATCCTAGCATGGCTAGAGGTTTAGCTGGGATCGCGGTCGCTGGTGCGGGGGCCTTTGCTCTAAGAACACCTATCGGAAGAGTCTTACAAAAAATTGCAAGTATCAAATTACCCAAGGCTCCCGCTTCACGAACCAGTGTTAAAGATCAAGTAGATGAAGTTCTAGAGATAGCTCCAACAAAAATAGAAAGAGGTAAAGCTTTAACTGTTGCACAAACTAAACCTCAAGATGAAATAAGACAGATTGCAATTGCAAGATCAAACGAATTAAAAAAGATTGCTTACAATAATCCCTTATCAAGAGGTGGTAAAACAAATAGAATAGGATCCTCACTATGGGATTATATTGCACGACACCCGATAGCAGGAGCAAGAAAAGCAGAAGAATGGATCAAAGATTTTAAATCTACAGGTCCAGGTGCTTTTAAAACAGGTAATCCAAATTTTAAAAACATAAACCAAGCAGTAAAAAAAGATGAGTTATGGGACTCTAATTTAGTTCAGTTTGATAAAGATGGTAAAGTCATAGGTGGTTTTTTAAAAGTAGCTGCAGAGAAAAAAATACCTCTTACAAAAATGGATTTACTTTACATTGTTGAAAAAGCTCCTGTAAATAATTTAAAGGTAAGAAAACTTACAACTGATACAAAGATAGTTGATGAGGCAGAAGATGTTGCAAATGAAGCAATCAACCATATAAATAAAATTAGAGATAAGGCTGTTCAAATGTCAGCGAATCTTCCAGCGAATGAATCTGAGAAGTTTAAAGAGTTAGTTACATTAGGTAATGGTGTTGCAAAAAATTTAAGAAAAAAAACAGGACGTTTAAATAATCACTATAGAAGTGCAGATACTTCTGACTATGATAGTTTTGAATCAGATGTGTTTGGACAAGACGTTGGAGATTTAAAAGCTTTGTTTGACAGAGCTAGAAATGCAGGTGTAACTACAGGTGATGACACTTTGGCTTTTATAGATAAATTTAAAAGAATTGATACTGACTTAAGTAGAAGACTACAATTAATGAAAACTCAAAAGATGTTACCTAGGTATGGAAACTATGAAGAGTATAGAGTTAAAGGTGGTGAAAAATATTTTGAACATGTAGTGTATTATCCTAAACCACTACCAATGGGTCAAAGACTAAGTAGTAATTATCAAAAACATTACACATCAGATTATGGTCCAACTGATGCTATACCAAACCAAATCTATCATATGCGAGGTTCAATAAGAACTGGTGGTACAAATCAAAATCAAAAAGTTATGATGATTGATGAAATACAATCTGATTATCATCAAGCACTTCGAAAGAAAGATCCAAAAAGGGCAACAGTTGTAAATGCATTTGGAACTGAAATAGAATTTTTTTCTGCTAATAGAAAACTAGAAAAAATTATAGATGAGATGAAAGATATTTCTAATAAAGGAATTAGAGCTACACCAGAAGATATGCAAAGGTTTAACAAATTAAATAGTGACTTTAGAGAGCTAAGAGCTAACTCTATGAACTTATCTAATATTACTTCTCAAAAAGCAAATGAAGGAATTCCATTTTTACCTTTGTATGGAAAAGAAAACTATGGTTCACATGCAATCAAAAATGCTATCAAGACTGCAGCAGATGAAGGGGTTGATTGGGTAGCTATTGCACCTGTTGAACAATTACACCATGCGAAGAGGACTAAGTATCTTGGTGACATAGAATTTTATGGAAATAGATTTGGTACAGCTGGATTTAAAAATTATGGTGGTAGACAAGGCGTTGTAAGAAAAAGTGCGAATGATTCAGAGGTTGCAATAGAGGGAAATACAGATCCTAAAAAAATGGCTACACTACCTAACGTTATGAAAAAACTAGCTCAACAATATGGATCTGAAGTAAAAACAATACCAATAGCTAAATCTGATCCTAGCAAGCCTTTTAAAGTTGTTACTAGAGTTTCAAACGATAAGAAAGTTTATGGGTTGAATCCAGATACTGCAGGGACACAACACATAGGTGCTTTTAAAACGCTAGAAGAAGCTGAAGAATATAAGAGCAGATATGGGGGAACAGTAGTTAAAATGTTCGATGGGGATACGAGATTATACTTCGATGCTTTTGCCATTAAGGTCAGCCCAGACATGAAAACTAAGCCTTTCAAGGCATATCAGACTGGTGGTCTAGTCGTAAATATATTTGCGTGATATTATAAATCTGTTATAACAAAAAGGAGATATATATCATGGCAAGTAAAAAGATGAAAAAAGCTATTATCGCTGGTCTTGGGGCTGCCGCTCTTGCAAAAGGTTTAAGTGCTAAAAGTCAAATGGCTGAGTATTTAAAAACTGAGGGTGGAGATAAAGCAAAAGTAAATTACATAACAAAAAAAGCAAAACCAAACACTTTTATGGGCAAAGTTAAAAAAGCTGTAAATGTGTACAAAGAAAAAGGTCTAGATACACCACGTGGCCCTGGAATAAAACCAACTGATACCCTTGCAGATATGGGTAAAGGTGATGCATTTTCATACTTTGATTTAAAAAGCAAAGGTGGACAAATGGTAAAAGCTAGAGGTGGAAAATTAGTAAATTTAAAACCAACAAAAATATACTAAATTAATGGCCGAAGTAGATAAAACAAATGAGCTTCCTGAAGAAGAAGTTGAGGAAAGTGAAGTTGATGTAGAGATTGAGGGTGAGGAACAAGTTCCTGAAGAACAACAACCTGAAGAAGATTTTTATAGAAACTTAGCTGAAGAGATGGATGACCGAACACTTGGTCGTATCTCCTCTCAACTTGTTTCTGATTATAAAAGGGATAAAGTTTCGAGAGCGGATTGGGAACAAGCTTACACTAATGGTTTGGACTTACTTGGTTTCAAGTATGTAAATAATACCAGACCGTTTCAAGGTGCGAGTGGTGTTACCCATCCGTTGCTCTCTGAAGCTGTAACACAATTTCAAGCACAAGCTTATAAAGAATTATTACCAAGTGATGGTCCTGTAAGAACATCTATTATTGGAGCGGATACCCCTGAAGTTACTCAACAAGCTGAAAGAGTTCAAGATTTTATGAACTACATGTTAATGGAACAAATGGAAGAGTACACACCTGATACAGACCAACTTTTATTTTATTTACCTTTAGCAGGTTCTGCTTTTAAAAAAATTTATTATGATGAGATAAAACAAAGAGCTGTGGCTAAATTTGTACCTGCTGAAGATTTAATAGTTCCTTACTATGCAACAGATTTAAAAGATTGTGAGAGAATAACTCACTTAGTTAAGATGTCAGAGAATGATGTTCTTAAACAACAAAAAGCAGGATTCTATTTAGATGTAGAGTTATTACCAAAACAACCTGAGAAAAGCCCTGTTCAAGATAAATTAAACGAACTTGAAGGTGTAAAACCTGCTGGAGAAAAAGAATACCAATACAATATTTTAGAGATGCATGTTGATTGCAACTTAGATGAATTTACAGAAGAGAATCCTGAAAAAAAAGTAAAAAAACCATATATAATTTCTATTGATGAAGGTTCAGGTAAGGTTTTATCTATCTATAGAAACTATAATCAAGATGATGACACTGAAGCAAGAAAAGAATATTTTGTTCATTACAAATTTTTACCTGGTTTAGGTTTTTATGGCTTTGGTTTAATACACATGATCGGTGGATTATCAAGATCTGCCACTCAAGCGTTGAGACAATTACTTGATGCAGGGACTCTAGCTAACTTACCTGCTGGATTTAAGTCTAGAGGTATAAGAATTAGAGATGATGATCAACCTTTTCAACCTGGAGAGTTCAGAGATGTCGATGCACCAGGCGGAAATATCAAAGATCAGTTCCAAATTTTACCTTTTAAAGAGCCAAGTGCAACTTTATTTCAACTTTTAGGCTTTGTTGTACAAGCAGGACAGCGTTTTGCATCAATTGCAGACATGCAAATGGGTGAAGATGCTCAAAATAGAGCTGTAGGAACGACAATTGCCCTCTTGGAGCGTGGTTCAAGGGTCATGAGTGCTATTCACAAGCGTTGTTACTATGCAATGAGACAAGAATTTAGACTTTTAGCGAAAGTTTTTGCAGATTATCTACCACCTGTGTACCCTTATGCGGTCACAAACGCTGATAGATTCGTAAAATTGCAAGATTTTGATGATCGAGTCGATGTAATACCGGTTGCAGACCCAAATATCTTCTCAATGTCACAAAGAGTGACTCTTGCAAACGAAAATTTAAAGATTGCTGCATCAAATCCACAAATGCACAACCTTAGAGAGGCTTACAGAAGAGTTTACGAAGCTTTAGGTACAAAAAACATCGATGCAATACTAAAACCTACACCACCAGTAGTTCCAGAAGACCCGGCGACTGAAAATGCAAAGGCTTTACAGATGCAAATGCTTAAAGCGTTTCCTGAACAAGACCATCAAGCACATATTGCTGCCCATAGAGCGTTTATGGCAACTAGAATGGTGCAAATTAATCCAATGGTCTATGC